ACATCTGGTTTCCATTGCTCAGAGTTCCAAATCCTCAAGAACGTAGTTAGTAAATCAACTTCATTCTTACACTGGTGATATTTGACATCAGCAGACTTCGGTGTATATGGTCTTGTACCAAGTACAATGCACTTACCACGCTTTCTCATTGAAAGAGTAATAATCTCTTTGTCTGCATTGGCAATGTTAGGAAAACCATTCTGAGTTGATGTCTCAATGTCTATTGATACCACATTGATTAGGTCAACATCATAATCCATATTACCTTTGAAGTTCTCATAGATGCACTGATAGGTAAATGATGTTGTTCCATAAACAGAGAAGTTACCAACCTCATCATATCGTCTAATGAAGTCCCTTGCCTCTTTGGAATCAGTGAAGTGCACAGGTTTCACATACTTGCCATCTAAGGTTCTAAAGTCAGAAAGTATCGGAGATGGCAAGAACAGGAATGGAGAGTATGCCTGTTCGTACTCAAAACGAACACCATTATCATATCCTCTTAGGAACGCAGTACTTCCATTAACATGGACATTAGTATAGAAACGCATGACACCTCACTTTAAACCATCATTATACAGTGGTGTAATTATTTTATCAACGATCCTGGAGTAGCAATCTGAATACCAGTTCCAAACATTTTGTTGTAGTTGTTACGAAGGTCTACTGAGGGAGCAAATGATGTAATGATGTGATCATTCTTGAACGAGAATAAACTTTCTTCTGCATAGGGTGCAAAAGGATATAAAGACATTCCTACTCCAGTTTGGGTAGGTACCAACTGAACGATCGCACAATTTATCATTGTTACGTGTGTTGGAAAGATTTCAATTTCACCAATAACTTCCTCACCAGTGATTAATTTAATTATAGCAATTGTCATAAGGTATCCTTAGAGAAGGGGGACATTGCGTCCCCCCATGTTAATAACGAAGATGATTAGGCTTTCTTTCAATCTGTCTCATTCTATATTCAAGATCAGAATGATCTGTAGATTGATTCAGGTACTTGATTTCTGTTTTGGAAAATTGTGCTAAGCTAGGTTCACTAAACAGAAATTCTCTTGTCACCTTGAGAATATTCTGAATTGGGTTGCTCATTTTTCCTCCGTCAAGAACTCTTTGTCCCCTTTTGAAGGCTTCTCATTGATTTCAATTTTCTTCGGCTTCTTATGCTCTGGAATGATACGCTCGAGGAAAATCTTCAACATTCCATTCAACATCTCAGCATTTTGAATCTCAACTTGATCGTCAAGAACAAATGTGCGAGTGAATGCACGATTAGCAATACCCTTCCACAAGAACATATCATTATCAGAATCTTCTGTCGCTTTACCGGTAACAATTAATTTGTTATCAATAAACTCAAGTTCAATGTCTTGTTTGGCAAAGCCAGCAACAGCAAGCTCAATAGCGTACTTGGTGTCTGATACTTTCTTAATATTGTATGGGGGGTAGTTGGGAATGTTTTTTGTTACTTCATCGTGTAGCTTTGCCATTCTGTTGAATTGATCATCAAAACCAACAAAGAACTTATCGATGTCTTTTGTTCCGTATTTGAAACCAGGGCCAAAAGCAAAAGTGTTAGCAAGTGCGGATAGTGCGTCAGTCATTTAAGACCTCCTATTAAGCAAGGTTAATTTAAGAATGCGTCCCCGAAGGCAACGCATCCTTATTTATATCTTATCTCCTATAGAAAGTCAACTTTTTATTGATTCAATATGTAAATTTGCTACAATAAATTCCTTTACTAAAGAACTACGAACAATGTCCTCAACACCAAACTCTACATTCCTGAACGAAGGCATATTATTAATTACTTCTACAAAGTCCCTCATGCCTGATTGATCGTGCCTCTTACAAAGATCCGTTTGCTTAAAGTCTCCACAGAATATAATTTTAGAGTTTTCTCCGACTCTGGTAATGATTGAACTTAACTCTTGAAAGTTCATATTTTGACACTCATCAACAATAATGACAGCGTTATCAATTGTGATGCCTCTAACGAATGATGTGATCATAAACTCAATATTTTTCTGCTCCACTAATCTTTCATACGCTTGTTCTGTATCAAAGAGGTCTTGGCAGATAGACTTGTAGGGTGCAACATACACATCAGTCTTTTCTTTTTCATCTCCTGGTAAGTGACCAATTTCTCTGGATGGAACTACTGATCTAACCAATACAACTTTCTGGTACGTGTTACCCTTATCCATTACTTCTTCAAGTGCTTTGTAAAGTGCAATAAAGGTTTTGCCTGTACCTGCTGCTCCTTGCAGCATGATTGCTTGTGCTCCTTGTTTGTATAGTTCAAAGAATTTAGATTGGTTTTTAGTAAGAGGATCGAATACATTTAAGTCGTCGATCTTTAGTTTGAGTTTCCTTTTGGTTTGGTCAGGAAATTGGTGGATGGAGGCTTCAGCAATTTTTGCTCTGTGTTTCATGCGCTGTCCTTCTTATTGATGTTGAAAAACAAAAAAGGCACACAGCCTTTAAGCTAGTGTGCCTTTTTTCCTACTACTGCATTACTTCTTTATAGTGCATGCAATAATCCTGTAATGTTTTGAGTATTTATAATCCCAGCACCCCTGACTTGAATGTTAATCCCTTCGAAGGAGTAAAATCTTTTCTTAGGTAATCTGCAATGCACTCAAAACGGAATGCTTCGTCCTCATGACCTTTAGACTTGAGGGACTTCTCACAACTCTCAATAAAAGTAATAAGAGAGCCTAGAGATACATTACAACCATCCTGCAAACCAGCAGGTTTCATATTAGCTTTACGCTGGAACATTGATTTCTCCCATATATACGGAATGCTCAATTATACTATCAAATCGAAAAGATCTCCACGAGTTCTTTTCGCAGTCCCAAACAGCAAGCACATCATCATTAACTTCTTTGACGCGTTCCGTCTTCTTTTCGTGAGGAATTGCAACATCCTCTTTCAAAGTACAGATCATGTCACGAAGCTCACCATTGGTCTTGGTGAACTTTACTTTACATATGTTCGACTTTAGGGTCGAACGGATCAGTTCCTTCGATATCATTTAGCCACCTCTCAAAAATAGTATATTGGTACTGGACTAACTTAATTCCAGACTCAGATAACATTGTACGTGAAACCGGTAAAAAAAACAACGAGTTTTTTGATGGGTCGGGATTAAATGTTACTACTTTAGTAATTCCACGCTGTATAATCGATTTCACGCATTCGTTGCATGGAAACAGTGTAGCGTAAAGGGTTGCCCCTTCTACGCTGCCAGGACTGTTATCTAACGCATTTCTTTCTGCATGACATACAAACTTTAGCTTGGTCTCACGATCCTCGTACCGAGCAATCTGATCTTCGACCCCACGTGGAAATCCATTGTAACCTACACTCAGAACTCTTCGCTTTGAGTCTACAATTACACTACCAATTTTCCGTGAAGGGTCTTTTGACCAACTAGATACTGTTTCCGCTAACTGGAGAAAGCGGAAATCCCATAATGTATTGTTATTCATCAGTCTGGCCTACGTTTGGCTCCAATGTTGTATTTGGCAACCAGTTCCCAATCATGCTTCTCTTTGTGAGTGATAACTTTCACTTGAGAAAAAGGGGCTACTGGTGAACTTGATTTCTGAGGGTTAATTAACTTGATTAATCCCCACTCTGCAAGCAGGTTAATAATTGTGTTACGTCTTGCTTTATCATCATCTGAGAAGTTAGATGGCTTACCGTCAAGAGCAAATAACTCTTTAAAATGAACGATGTAGTATCTTCCCTGTTTATGTAAAATATGACAAGACTGAAATAACTTTCTGTCTTTGCGCGAGGCTACACCAATACGTGTTAATGTTTCTTTAATCTTTAAGAAGTCTTCTTCTGAACCCAAAGCCACTTCAACTAGGCTTTCAATGATACCCATGTTATCCACCTTTTTCTAATTTTTGTTTTATAATAGTTAACTGCTCAGAAGAAAGGATAGATAAAGCATTTTCGGCTTTTTGTGGATTATAACCATAATATTCCATAACTGCTGTAATGTCATTATCTTCTTGTTTCTTCACCCACTTTGCAAATCGCTTCGCAGGACGTATACTATTTAGAAAAAAATGGAACTGTAGCTTTGGATCTAGGTGGTGGAACTGATTGATTTCATTGGCATAGAGAATTGTATCAGGGAAGTATGAAAGAGCCTTATTTACCATATAGGCAGGATAATGCTTCTCCAATTCCGGATCCTTTAGAAGATCTTCTTTGCTCTTATTGATTGCTTGGACAAAGTCAAATGGATTCATGATAACAGTCTTACAAGGCCAACCGTATCAATGGTAACCAGTAACAAGTAATTAGCCAACATGCCAAAAGATTTCCTAGTATAACTAGCCCAAGCATACATAGCACAGCCAGTAATCCAAACAGGATACATTTGAAGTAAAGGAGGATTGGGGACTGTGAGTGCCATAATGATTGCGCAACCAATGCTGATAGCCCAAGCAAACAACTCAATAGAAAACCTAAAAGGGTGAGAGCGATAATCATCTTTAATCCATTCAAGTATATCACATAATATATTATTCAACGTCAACCTCACCTTCAGTCTCGATCCACACTCGTGCACCACAACTAAGAGGCTTATCAGGTGAGTATACTACCTTACTTGGACCATGGATGACAACAGTGTTAGCGTACCTGTTTGTCTTATATGTTTTGACAGTAAGAACTGGAACTCTGTCGTCATCCTCAGCTTTAATGTTCTTACGAATAAGAGCTTGGTTGACGTGAATGAGGGTTTTCATGCTATCCGTTCAACTGCATCACAGAATCTTCTGCACGATCGCAGGCCTGCTCATAAGTCTTAAAGAACTCAGCAATTTCTTTACCACTAGATGCGTTAAATATTAATACTTGATAGTTACCATCCTGAAGTCTAAACACTCTTGAGTTTACTGGACCTTGTTCGTATTCGCTTAGTAATGTCATTTAAATTCTCCTTCGACCATGATTTCTGTTAGACACGCCAGTATATTTATTTCTTGGTCTGCCACGAAGGCTGCTTTATACTGATATGCCGCGAGAATTAAAACCAATTGAGGGATGGAACTTGGCTTCATATAATCAGAAGCAGCATCATACAACTTCCTAAAGAATGTTGTTGTGTCAATGTCTGTATTCTCACCAACCCACTTACGAATCTCTGTAAAGTTCTTTTGCTTAATTAACTCGACCAATCCCTTCAACTTATCATCCGTAAAGTTTACAAGGATGCCAGAATCAATCTTGCCAGTAGCCGAGTACCTCTGCAGCTCGTTCAATACACGTCTAAAGTCTGGAAAGAACTTCTTTACAACTTCAGCAACTGCTTTTGGATCATACTCTACACCCTCAGAGTCCAATACTTGCTGTGCACGTTTGAATAACAATGCAGCCATCTTCGGCTTATCATCCTTCTCAATCTTGAACTCAACTACTGAGCAACGAGAATGCAGAGGATCAATAATGCGATTGCTGAAATTAGCTGTAAGAATAAATCCGCAGTTCTTAGAGAACTCCTCCGTAAAATTACGAAGAGCAGGCTGGGTGCTATTAGGGTTAAGGTAATCAGCTTCATCGAGAATGACATACTTACGACCTCCATAGAAAGATATAGACGAAGCAAACTGTCTGATATCATTTCTAA